CGTACAAGCGGGTCCACAGAAATGCGTTGTCTGGTGAAACGCGGGACTTGATCGATCTTCTGATTAACGATGGCGCCTATGCGCGCGCAGCAGACAGCAAGGGCGCAACACCTGGGCCGAGCGTTTATGCGCGGCGTCGACGCTGGCTGGGCGTGGCGCGGCAGGTCATGGATCAAGAGCGGGTCCTCTACAACAAATACCTTGGCTTCGATGATGTGAAGGAAGTTGGCGACGTTGATGTGCGCAACATGACAGCGGGCAAAAACACCAAGCGTAAAGACGGAAGCCAAGCGGTGACGCCTCTTGAGTGGCGTAACGCGGTATCGAAGGCGCTGATCACAGGGCAAAAGACAGGCGTAAATGAAATGGATGCGATGGTCCGCGTCCTGCAAAATGCCAATGAGGAATACATGCAGGTCGCCCGCGAGTTGGGTGTCTTGAGCAATATCGGGCATTTGCAGAAGCGGATCGAGCGTCTGAAAGGCGCAATGGCGCAGACAGATGAAATCGCAGACGAGATTGCCGAATTGCAGGACGCTATCAAGCGTCAGGAAAACGGGCCGAGCGAAGATTACTTCACCCGCATTTATCAGCAAGGCGAGATCCGAAAGAACCGCGAAGCGTTCAAGAAGAATGTCGTTGTGCCTTGGATGGGCCAGCAGCCTTACATGGAAGTCTGGACCAAGGGCAAAGATGATCTTGCAGCTGAAATCGCTGAATTGCGGGCGAATGGTGGATCGAAAGAGCGGATCGATGCGTTGCGCTTGCGCAAGGACAAAGCGCCCCAGCATAGCAAGTGGGAAAAGGTGAAGGCGTCACAAAAGCCTGAAGACATCAGCAAGCGTGCCGACGAGTTGATTGCCAAAATCTTGGATGAGGCAGAACCGGACGAGCTGAACATGTTGCGCGATCCGAACCGTCCTACATTTGGCAGAACCCGTGCGTTCGACATTCCAAACTCTCACCTTTTGAAAGAAGGACCAAACGGCAATGGTGTCGCAGACTTCATCGAAACCGACTACGCAACCGTTCAAAAAGTGTACGCCGAGCGGATGGGGCCAGCGATTGAAATGGCACGTACTTTTGCAAGGCCGGTGGATGGCGTTTCGTCAAAGCAGGGGTTCGCGGAAGCGTTAAACGCGGTCAAGACGCGCGAAAAGATTGCTTGGGAAAAGAGCAAGCCGCGCCCTGAAGACATGAAGTTTGAAAACGAGCATCCAGCGCATCGTGCGGCATTGGATAAAATGGGGCTGCGTGACGTGCATGTGAAGCGCATGGCAAAGAATGATCCCCAGGCGCAGCGTATCGAGGCCGAAGGCGGAAAGCTGAATGGCTATTACGACGCTTCGACACGCACGATGTACATCAACGAAAAAGCGGGGATCGATACGGTTTACCATGAGGCTTTCCATGCCATCTTTGCAGATGCAGGTCTGTTGAAGAAGTTAAGCTATCTGCGCGTGGCAAACAAAACCAAGCGGTTTGAAGAATTGCTCAACGTGAGAGAGCGGTATCAAAAAGACTGGGATGAAATGAAGGCTGGGGGCCGGATCATGCCAGCCGAGGAAGAATACATCGCAAAGGTCTTTGGCCATTGGAGCAAGCGCACCGATAGCAAAACCATGCGTGAGTTTCTGGATTTTGCGAACCTGCACTTGAAGGAAAAGATGGGCGACGATGCGCCGCAGATCAAACTGAACGATAACGAGATCGATCTTCTGGACAAGACATTCACGCGGATGCGCGACAAGGAAGACTTGGACTTTGAAAAGCATTGGTCGGGGATCGAGCGGGACATCAAGTTCTCTGCCGATCGCGTACTGAACCGCGTGGCGCGAAATCCCCAGCGGGGCGATAACCGCGCAGCAGGCGTGATGAAGAATTGGGCCATGGCAACCTTCTTGGGAACAAGCGGGCTGAATGCGGTGCAGGAAATCGGGATGCTCGTCATGCGTCACGGCATGAAGCGCACATTCCGCACGGCCTTTGGTGAAATGGACACAACAACACGCGCAGCTTTCAAAGCAAACGCGGATGAGTTGAAGGCCGCGGGCGGGATGATGGATGTTCTCGAAGGTACAGCTTTCGCAGGGGTGGCGGAATTGGGTCTTGATCCAACCCGTATCTCGCCTTTCGAGAAGACGATGCGCCAGCTGGGGAACAAAATGTTTGTCTGGTCCGGTCTGTCACCTTTCACAGCAAGATTGAAAGAGATCGATGCAGCTATTCAGGTGCATGACTTTGTTGAGACCATCGACGCAATCGGGATGGGTGGCGCGAATGCGCAACAACTTGCGAAACTCGCACGTTTTGGCATCAGCGAAGCAGACGCAAAGCGGATGGCGAAAGAGCCGATCTTCAAAACCGAAGACGGTCACTGGCAGGCAAATACACCAGCGTGGGGAAATGAAGATTTGGTGACTACCTTCCGCGCGGCGATCGGTTCAGCCAATGAAAACACCATCCTGCTTGCAAGCGCAGCAGACAAGCCAATCATTGTCGACGGGACGATGTTCATCCGCAAGAATGATCTGGTGAACAAATATGCGGAAAAGAATGGCTTGGAAGATGCAGGCGACTTCTGGAGGGTTCACTCTGGCCTATTGTCGTTGCCCTTCTCGTTCTGGAATTACGCGCTGGCGGCCACAAACAAGATCGTGATTGCCGGGCTGGATGAGCCTTCGATGAAGGCGGCGTCAGGCGTGGCCGCGATTGTGGGCCTTGCCTACATGAACGCGGCAATGAGAGCGGGTAATGATGAATGGTCTGAAAAGGGAATGGATGAACGCTTATGGCGGGCCATCGATCAATCAGGTGTGCTGGGCGTAATGCCAATGTTTGCCGATAAGGCACAGCAAGCAAGCATCGGGTTCACGGGGCAGAACCCTTTCCCCTTCGCGCCAAAGCACGGGTATAATCCAACAGCGTTTGATGCGGCCATGGGGCTTGCAGGGGCAGGACCGCAAGTCGTTGCCAATGCAGTTGAAGGCGGAGCGCAAATGCTTTCTGGCAATTCTCAAGGGGTGAACACCGCCAGCTGGTCGTTGCCAATCATACGGGGCCACATTTTCACGCGAGACTTAATGGATGGTCTGGTAGACGGCATCGAGCGCAAAATGGCTGGCGTGGACAGGTAAAAGTGAAAAGCATAGCATTTCGGCAGGTGTCCAATCTGCCAATTGGAAAAAAAAGGTGAACGGACATGCCAATTATCAATGACGCAGAATTTCCACGGGTTGCAAACTACGTGATAGGGGTCACGGCGGATGATGGTCCGTTTGCGATCCCGTTCCCATTTGCGGATGAAGACGATGTGACGGTGCTAGTCGATGATGTCGCAACATCGGCTTACACAATCAGCATTTCTGATCCCTACGGGACAACTGGAAACACGATTACGCTGGACGCAGCGGTTTCATCTGTGACGGTTTCAGTTGTGTCGAAAACGACTGAAGCGCGTGCGACACAAGACCCGATTGATAAAAGCGGGTTAAGCGACGAGCTGGACCGCATCTACGCGATCTTTCAAGAGAAGTCGGAAGAAGACGGTCGGTCGCCAAAGGTGGCGGTCAGTTCGGCAAACCGTGATCTGGTAATCACTGATCCGGTTGTGGGGTCAGTTTTGGTTGGGACCGCAACCGGCTGGGGAACAGGTCCGACAGTCGATCAGATCGAGGAAGCCGCAGCTGGCGCAGCAACATCGATTGCGAAAGTCGCAGAGGCCACACAGTCTGCCGTTGATGCGGCGGCGTCTGCCGTTGAAGCAGCTGCAAGCGCGGCGACTGCGCTCGGGACGTTGCTTGATTACACAGGGCCGTGGGTTACAGCGACTGCCTACGATGTAAACGATCTAGCGACAGAAAGCGGATCAACCTATATCTGCATCGAGGCCCATACATCAGGCACGTTCTCGACCGACCTTACAGCGTTAAAGTGGGAAGTCTTTGCGGCGAAAGGCGTGTCTGGGGTTGGTTCCGGCGATCTTTTATCATCAAACAACCTGTCGGATCTAGCCAGCCCAACGACAGCATTAACAAATCTTGGCGTATCAGCGTTTGCGAAAACAATTCTTGATGATGCAGATGCGGCGGCGGTGCGGACAACGCTAGGCGCGGCTGCATCAAGCGATCTTCTAAGCCTGATCGATGAAGATGATATGGTGACTGACAGCGCCGCACGTCCACCAAGCCAACAGAGCGTGAAAGCATATGTTGACGCTATCACGGCAACATCAGGCGGCGTTGGCATCGGTCAGACATGGCAAGATGTATCCGGATCAAGGGTGGCAGATACCTCCTACCAAAACACGACAGGGAGGCCTATAGGCGTTTGCGTATATCAAGGCGACGGTTCTTGGTTCCGAGTATCCGAAGACAACGTAGTGTGGCTTACCCTGTTCGTGTCCGACACAGACCAAGATGCTGGCGGCATGGGTGGAATTTTTGTTATACCGGATAACTATTACTACATTGTAACGCTAGCCGTTGGCCAAGGTCCTCTTTGGCATGAATTAAGGTAAGGAAAGCACTATGGAAAAAGGTTTCTATCATCCTGATCGTGGGTACTGGCAGGCAACAGGCAAAGTGCCTAAACGCGTCTTGGACACATACCCCGAAGGCACAATCGAAGTGGATCTAAAACCATCCGCGCTTCACACGTTTTCCAATGGGCGTTGGGCTTTGGATCCCGCAAAAGACAAGGCGGACAAGGACGCCAAGCAGGCAGCGAAAGATCGGGACACAGTGGCAAGGGCAGCAGTAGACGAGCTTCGCGGATCAATGTCCGAGGCGGTTTTCTGCGCGGCAATTAAGTGGGCCTTGAAGCAATGATGGCCGACACCAAGCTGATCGGGTTCTGGACGGTCTTTGCGTTTCTTGTTCTCGGTCCAGTCATTGCGCCTGTCTATGCGATGTATTCGCTTGGCTACTGGATGCACAACAGCGGATGGCCCAAATGGGCGGTGTATCCGTTTGGCATCTTCTTTGCGTTTGTGAACACGGCACATAACTGGACTGTTTGCACGATCTTGTTCCGAGAGTTTCCTAGGGAGTTTTTCACGACGCGCCGGCTCAAGCGGCACAAGAAAAATGAAGATCCGTCCAAGCGAGAGCTTGCCGATATGCTCGGTGGGTTTTTGAACGGTCAGGACGAGGGGCATTACTAATGGAGTGGGCTGCCGCACTTGAAGCATTGGGCGGCGGTGCCTCTGCTATCTTAACACTCGGCGCGATCTATTTGTTTTGGATCGAGCGCGGGGCCAAAGAAACTTATCTGCAAATGCTGATGGATCGGAAAGACGAGGACATTCGATCATCGCAACGGCGCGAAATCGCTATCCAAGTATCACTTGAGGCGGTCACTGAAATTGTAAAAGAGTATGCGAGGTCCAAATGATCTGGCCGTTTCCTACGAGTAAACCGATTGTTGAAGAAATGAAACAGCGCGAGTTTGAGCGCAAAGAGCGCGATAAACTTTTAGAGCGTCAAACAGGTGTTTTGCAAAAGAGATTGCAGGATGCATTGAAAGAACTCGGACACAAAGACAGGAAAGAAAACCGTGATTGAATTTATGATGGAGCCAAATGTAATCGCTGGCTTTCCGGCCTTGGTCTTAGGCATTTTGGTGATGATTGCGTTTCGCAAATATGCCTTCACATGGAGCGGCAGCGCGGTGGGGCATCTGGGCGCGGCCTTGTTCTGGCTGGCGATGCGGTCAGTCGGGCGATCTGTCTGGTGGGACGGCTTTCATGGCTTTGGTCTTGGCAATTCGTCTAACTGGTTCTGGAACGTGATCGGCATCTATGCCTGTATGCACGCGCTTTACGGGGTGTTGATGCTGTTGGATGCAAAAGAGCGGGCGCAATACAATGTTCTCACTATCGCATTTTATCCGCGCACGTTTCGGGTGCGGTTTTTTAGAGAGAGAGAATAGTAATGGGAAACCGGAGCAAGAACCTAAGCGACCATGAATTTCGGTGTAAGTGCAGGTTGCGCGCACCGCATCTTCCCCTTTGTGATGAGAAGTTTGTGCCGGATGAGTTGATCGATGTCATTCAAGACGTGCGCAATCACTTCGGCCAGCCGGTGACAATCCATTCTGGGCATCGATGCAGGCCATACAATGAGTTTGTCGGCGGGGCGCAGCGGTCGCAGCACATGCTGGCGATTGCGGGCGACATTACCGTAAGAAATATCTTGCCGCTCGAAGTGCAGGAATATCTCTTGGCTCGGTATCCAGAGGTTTATGGCATTGGTCGGTACAACACCTTCACGCATGTTGACGTGCGCGGATACAAAGCAAGATGGGATAATCGCAGATGATCTACCGCATTATCATAGGGGGGCTTGCCGCCCTGCTCATCGCGGCGTTTGTGGCGCTTGTATGGAGTACAGGGGCCATCGATAGCCTAAAAGCAGAGAACGTGCGCCTTGGCCTTGATTTGAGGGGCTGCAAAGCGCGTAATGCCAACATCGAAGAAGATAGGAAAAGTGATGCGAGTGTTCTTGATCCCGGCTTTGTTATTCCTCCCAGCTGGTTTGTGCAGCCAGCCACAGGAGATTGAAGCAACTAAAGAGGCGCTTTTCTGTGATGTGGAAGAACCAAGGCGTTTCACGCAGGAAGAAATAAACTGGAGAACGGTTCACGCACAGTCAAACTTAGTGCGGGACTATCAAACGAATTTAACGTGGGATCGAGAATGCTCACCAAAGAATGAAGGAAAGTAAGATGGCCTATTATACCGCAACACAAGAATTTCCGCCTTCAATCAACAATGGCGAAAGCGCACTTTTGGTTGTTGATGCAGGGACAGGAACCGTATCGCTCGAAGTCAAAGCAGGCGCGAACTGGATTGTTCAGGAATTGTTTGACGCAGACGCAGTAAAGCGCGTCTACACAGGTGGCGGCACATGGCGCTGCGTTGTGACAGGCGATGCCGCATTTGAGTGGGCCGACTGATGTTGACGCTTAAAGGCTTACTTGCAACTACGGCCTTATCAGCGAGTTT